TGTACAGAAGTCGATATTGATATTGAATCTATTTCTAAATTGATTAATCAGTCTCTAAAAGATAAAGTTCAAATTGAAGCTGAAGATCAAAACTATTTGAAACCTAGAGGAAAGTTACCACTGTGACCATGGATGAATATTCAGTATATAAGATGTATCTCGCATTGAAGTTGCATTTTACTACGGAAAACTATGATGTTATTGCACAAAAGGGACGAGTAAGGGCAAGCCGGCAAGCATTTGCTAAAAGAAAAGATATCTTTTCTATACGAAAAGTATCAAAGACATATTCAGATGAAGAAGTTGCAAATTTTCTAGTTGCAAATTTTATATCCGGAGATCGCTGGGGTGGGATGTTTGATGCAGAAGCAGGTGAGCGATATTTAGAATGGAAGAAGAGAATAGAAAGTCTTGGTTATATGTTTACTAACGATTTAGATAGATTGTTAGAAGAGCTTGATAAAGATAACATGACTTTTCACGATTCCTTTAAAATCACAAAATCCCAGCATCCATATATAATAAAAGCATTTTTAAGAAAAACAATCAGTCTTGAGACTTTAGTTATTTTAGAAAAGCTTGACCCGTTTCTAGATAACTTTGATTCGAATATATCGGACAAAATTATCTGGCCAGACATATCTAGGCTTATGCGAAAGTATAAACCGTTTTTACGCTTTGATAGGGAAAAATTCGATGCAATATTTAGAAGAAGAGTTGGACATAAGCTCTCAGAAGATAAAACAACTTGAACAAGAATTAGAGTCTACTAGAGAAATATTACAACACACAATAGAGTCATTGAAAGAAACCCAAAGATATCTAATGAAATTGGCATACAATCAAGCAGAAGTTACTAAGAAAATTTCAACTTGGCCATATATAGTAGTTCGTTCTAGCAAGGATGAGGACGATAGAGTTTAACTGTGAGGTATAAGGAGCCTTAAGCTTTTAACATGAGTATCAAGAAAAGAAATTTTAATCCCGATTTATATGACAGTGATCGAGAAGGTAAACTTAAAAATATAAAGCGTAAAAATGCTATAGACAAGCATCGAAAGATTATATATAATATAGCATCATCTAAAAAAGCAGATGATGATATTGATGATTTTGATTATGATTATTTGACATTTGGTAATGGTAAATTCAAACAGCGTTAATACAATAAACATACACCGTAAATACGAAAGGAAATATTATGGCTATCAATTCACTCGCTGATCTAAGAAAATCCCGCGGCGGATTTGAATCTCTAATGAAAGAGGTCGAAAAGATCTCTAACCCCCAAGGAGAATCTAGAGGTGCTGATGATCGCTTCTGGCAACCAGAAGTAGACAAAGCAGGTAACGGCTATGCTGTTATCAGATTCTTACCTACACCTAAAGGGGAAGACTTACCATGGGTAAGGATTTGGAATCATGGATTCCAAGGTCCAAGCGGAAAATGGTATATCGAAAATTCTCTAACAACACTAGGCAAAGCAGATCCTGTTTCTGAGCACAATACAGAACTATGGAACTCTGGTTCTGAGGCAAGTAAAGAAATTGCTCGTAAACAAAAGCGCAAGCTAAGTTATACTACGAACATTCTCATTGTTAAGGATCCTGCACATCCCGAAAACGAAGGTCAAGTTAGACTTTATAAGTTTGGTAAAAAGATCTTTGATAAGATTAAGGATATGGCTGAACCACAATTCCAAGATGAAAAGCCTGTCAACGTATTTGACTTTGACACAGGTGCAAACTTTAAACTCAAGATTCGTAATGTTGAGGGTTATCGTAATTACGATAAGTCAGAGTTTGACACACCTGGGCCAATCTCGGAAGATGATGATATCGTAGAAGGTATCTGGAACAAGCAACATTCCTTGACACAGTTCTTGGATGAAAAGCACTTTAAGTCATATGACGAATTGAAGAAGAAATTCGAAATGGTTATGGGCTTGAATGGTGCATCTACAGCAGCAGTAAAACCTGCAGCAGATGTTGACTTGGACGAAGGCTATACTTCGAAGCCATCATTCACATCAAAGACAGAAAAGGCGCCTGTTAAAGCGCCAGCTAAGGAAGTAGACTTTGATGATGACGATGATTCATTATCTTATTTTGCTAAATTAGCAGAAGATTAAAAACTAACTCGTCAGGTTCAGTTTTAGGCCCGCCTTGTGCGGGCTTTTTAACGGAATCCTCGCATTCTTAAATATGCAGACATTGAGGTTGTTGTTGCAATAGAACTTGCGGATAATGGAACTAATGTTGCTCCCTTTCCACCTTCTTGCATATTATTGTATACATTATTAATAACTGTGCCTGCACCTTCTGCCAATGCTTTAGTCATTGCCTTACTATCATCGTAGCTTTCTTTTAATACGTCAAATGCAGCATCACCTAGATTTGGCATTAGATTTATTTTTTGTCCGCCCGCTAGTTCTATTTCTCCCAATTTATTTAAGGGGTCTGCTAACATTTTTCGAGAATCGATTATAACCTGATTAGCAACATCATCTAAAGCGTCGCCCATACCTACAAGACCATTGACAACTTGTTTAATTGCGTCATTAAACATATCAGTATTTGCTTCTACATCGTCAATTTTTTTATCAAGTCTTCTAGGATCATTTTCCGCAAAATCTCTTCTTGCTCTATTAGCTTCACCTTCTGTAGCACTAAAACTTAATTCTGCCGCTTTATTTTTTGTAGAGTTCCAAGCTTTTCCTAACCAAGTATCTTCCAGCATCTTATCTAATTTTTGCATTGGGTTTTCTGGATCATTTTGTTCTGGAGGTGGCGCAGACTTTTCGCCCAATAGTTCACCTAGAACAGTACCAGCAGCTAGTCCATAAGGTCCAAATTTTTTCAATGCTTGTAATATTCCAAATTTAATACCCTGCCCAGCAACACCTTCTGGCACATATACTCCAGTTTTGTTCTGTTTTAATTCTCCCATATCAATGGGCGCTCTGGGTCCTTCTAATTTTGGAATTTCTTTTCCTGGCAATCTTTGTTGGTTTGAATTTGTGGGCGGTGTTTTAGTAGGCTCTTCCATTGGAGGAATACCTGTCTTACTTGGTGTAGCAGTAGGTCCTCGACCGCTAAATGCTCCGCCGACTGCTCCTAAAATATCCATAAGAACAGACCACAGTCGGCCTAATGCGGACACTAATGTGGATGCTAAGGTTCCGACGATTGAACCAAGGCCTACTAGTAGGCCTGCAGATAGTCTTCCTATTGTTCCAAATAATCCTGGACCACTTTCTCCGCTATTATTTGAGGTGCCTGCATTTATTTTATCCGCGATCGCCTGAGCTAATAGTTCTCTTTCTCGCGCGCGAGGGCCATCTTCATTTTGTCTTTTTATAAAGTTAATATCTAATGCTTGTAGTTCGGTTATTTCGCGCAGTCTTGTTATTTCATCTATTGTCTTTTGTTGATATTTAGATGGTCCAAATAATTTATTTAAAGCATTTTTAAAAAATCCGGTGGATTGGTCTTTATCCCGTATCCTAGAATCTCCGCTTGGAGCAGCTTTATACTTCTCAAAATATTTTCGTATTTCAGACATTCCCTTATCATTACCAGCAAAGAATTCTTTCTGAGATTCTCTAAAAGATTTTCGAAGTTCTGAAAATTCTTTACGTTGGTCGGCAATACTGTCTGATAGTTTATGTAAGACTTTTGTTTGCGCTTTTAGATTGTCGTTCTGCGCATTCAATGTGTCAAATACTGCTCTGTCACTATTGCTTAATGGATTTTGGGGTAATGCCATTTTTATTTACTCGCTTGTTGCTTTGCTTTTAATTTTTCGTTTTGTTCGTTGACATAATTAATTAACATTTGAACGTAAATATCTCTTTCCCACGGTAGCATATTTTCTATATCATATAATGAATACCCATGCTGATTCATTAATGTGAAATTAAGCTGATAAAAGTTAAGGAGTCCCTCGTGTGAAAGAGTTAGACGAAAAAATTTTGAAGGCCCTCTAAATTCAATTCATTGTGGGCTTTACATGCTGGACATTCTTGTTCAACATGCTGTACTACTTTCGGCATAGTTAAAAAGAACTTTTCCAATAGTTCAAATTGAGATTTTGAGAATGAGTTAACAAATTCTATTAATTCTTCTTTCGTATAACTATCGTATAATTGTTCATCGGTATAAACATTCTTAATACAATTGCACAATAATTCTACTACGCTTTCAGATTTAAAATTTTGATAGATGTTAATCATTTCATCAAACTTTGGATATCGCATTTCTAATCCAATATTTTCTGATATCAATATCTTTGACGTATGGTCTGGATCTTTTTTAATCTCAGCCTTTGTGATATCTAAATCAAATGTAATTTTGTTTTCGCAATTATTACATTGAAGGGTAAGGCTTGTAGTTTCTCCTACTGATTTTGCTCTTAAATTTAAAAACAAATATTCAATATCAAAATTTGGTAGTTCGTCTATTTTAAGTTTCTTATAAGTACAAACATCTACTAAGTCTGTAATTATACGATGTATTTCTTCACCATCAGATTCCAATGCTGTTAAAAGAATTTTATATTCTTTTACTAAAAATGGTCTATATTTAATTTTTTCTCCGGTTGAAGGTAAAATCAATTCATACGAAGGGGTATCTAATTTTGGCAATGACATATTCAAATTTCCTTATTAAGGGTTAACCGCATATTTACTTAAAGCATTTATAGAACGATGAATAGGATTCCATTTTCTATAAGCAAACATTACATTTATTTTGTGAACAGAATTTGTTGAAGCGTTATTTACTTCTAACATAGAATAATTTCTAGGAAAGGCATCTATTATTTCTGCAGTATAGGTGACCTGATCTTTTTCATTTAATTGTTTTATTTTTATTGGTACAACATAATCGTCTTGATAATGGACATAATATTGTACAGGATCAACAATAATACTTAACCAAGCATCAAAGAATGCCTTTATATCCATTGGTTGATCTAGCAAAAATGTCATACTGATTCCGTCGCCGCCGTAGTCAGATGAAAATGGTCTTTGATATGCTGGACCATATATTCTTTGTTGTTTTATATTTATACTTTGCGGTGGCAGGCTCGTAGACTCGCAAAATAAATTAACTACTCTTCCCTGAAATATTCCTCGCTTTTGTAATAGCTGAGGTACTGGGAATTCAATTTCAAACCTATTTTGTTTCGCAAGACCAGTTCTTCTGACCTGCGTATGAAATTGCTTTAGTGAAAATGTTGACATTTAATATCCATATTTGTTTTTTGTATCTTGCCAAACAGTTTCTTTTTTGGCTTTCTTGAAATTTTCTACAGGTAACATTGCTGCCGTGACCCAATCTCGCATATCTATTTTTAAAAATCTAGTTCTAATATGATTCTTTAAATAGTGTTTTACACATGCTGTTGCCATAGTATAACTTGTAGAACTATTTAATATTTGCCAAGATATTTTTATTCTTGTATTCTCATCCATATTTTTATCAGTTGCTAATTTACTAAGTTCGCCTAGTATATTGAATCTAGCTAGATATGGAAGATAATGTAAATTGATACCTAAGAACCCATCTGGTAATTGCCTAAAGGGTAACACTAGGGGCATAGTATCATAGTAAGGTAATGTGTCTTTATGTTTTGGGTCATACATGAATAGATACATTTCTCCAGGAATTATTCTAGATGATAATGTTTCGCTTCTAAGTAAATTTAATCCAGAAACACCTGATCCCAAATTTCTAACCTGTGCTCTATACCAGGTATATGATTTTTGGGCATCGCCCTTTTTCATACTAACTGCTTTGAATATATTTTCAGCCATTGATTAGTCCTAGGTCTTTTTCGGTTAATATCATAAAAGTCATATTTCTATCTTTACAAAATTCAAAAGCTGCTTTCCATTTAGCTTCATTTACGCCCCACTGGAATACCTCATCCATAAATCTTTTAGTTTTTCTTTCTGGGATAACGGGCGGTTTCGTGAATCTCTCGGGTTTAATCTCTACTAGATATTTTTGCACTATTCCGTGCTTGTTTTTAATTTTAATATAGAAATCTACAAAATACCTATGCACTTTTCTATCAAGTGGGGAAATATATGGGACTATAATAGTCTCAGATCCCCATTCTTGTACTGCAGGATTTTGGTCACACCACTTCATAAACCGCAGTTCCCACAATGAACGATAAACAATATTAGTGATATCGCCCTTGTATTTCAATGGATTTTTGGTTTTAAATTTTCCCTTGTAGGTTTTGGTGTACGTCATTTGCTATAAATAATTATGATCCAACAATATTTATCAGAAAATATATGCCACAAAATCAATTTACTCCATCTTCTGATTACGTTTCCGAAAAGCGTAAGAAGTACGACGCTAGGTATAAAAATCAGAATCTTAAGAATAATTATAATGTTGGTGCAAAAGAGTATCCTCAGGGATTGCGAACGAAACCGGATCTACAACATTATGTTGCATTTTATATTAACGTTAGAGATAAAAGCAGAAGTGGTGCAAATAATCCAAAGAACAAAGATTATCTTGTCAGCAAAGAAGAACAAAAAAGAGTTAATCTTTTAAATGAAGATAAGAGTTCAAGATTAAGACAATCTGATATAAATGCAGGGGTAAATACTGCAAAGAAATATGCAGGAACTTTAGCAGCGGGAGCTTATGTTCTTGGAAAATTAGGTCTTGGTACTAGATTAAAAGATTTGCCTAGATTAGCTGGAGAGACGTTAGCAGTTGCTGGCGTAGCAAAACTAACTGCTAAAATGTTAGATGCAGCAAAATTACAAAATTTTCAATCTGGGGGAACATCTAGATTAAAAGAAGTTATTACGTTGCACATGGAGGATAGACCATCAGTAAAATATGGCACTAAGTATACTACCAGAGATATGGGTTTTATAACTGGGTTATTGATACAAGGATCAGCTGCAGAAACAGCAAACCAAATAAAACAAATGGAGCCGGAAATTCAGGCAAGGGTGTTATCTCAAATAGCAAAGATGCCTGTTATAAACAATTTAAGAGAATTATCTACACGAGAAACAACGAATCCATTTAGAGAAGTATTATTTGAATCCGTAGATTATAGAGCATTCAATTTTAGATATAGATTTTTTCCTAAAAATGCTGCGGAAAGTCAAGCAATATTTAAAATAATAGAAACATTTAAAATACATATGCATCCTGAATTGACAGGAGGAAAGTTATTTTATCTATATCCATCTGAATTCGATATACAATATTTTTATAAAGATAAAGAAAATGATTATCTTCACAGATTTGCTAGATGTGCTTTAACTGATTTGCAAGTAGATTACGGAGGAGAACAATTTGCTACATTTGAGGATGGATCTCCTGTAGAAATTGGTATGATGTTAACATTCCATGAATTAGAACAAATGACATCTGAGGGAATTGAACAACATGGCTACTAATCTTTTTCAAGATTTTCCGAGAATTGCCTACACGCTAGATGATAATGGCAGTGAACAAGTTGTTGTAGATATATTTAAGAGAGTAATATTCTCAAAAGAATATAAAGAAAATTCCGCATACTACGAAGAATATGAAGTACTCCATGGAGAAACTCCCGAAGAAGTATCTTATAGATTTTACGGCACTCAATCTTTACATTGGCTAATATTAATGATTAATGATATAGTTGATCCTAGATTTGAATGGCCAGTATCCGAGGAAAATTTATTAAAAGCAGTTGCTGATAGATACGGTGGTGAAAAAAACACGTTTACAATCAATAGAGCAAAAAATAAAGAAGGATATCAAGTAGAAACATTTTTCTTATTATCAGAAGAATCTACACACACCGATCCTGTAAGAATATTATTTGAAAGTAATGATATAAATTCAATAAACACACCTATAGAATATGCAGACTCTCCTGACATAACGGACTATGTTAGTAATTATGAGGTTGAGGAAATCAAAAATGAAAATTATCGTAATATTAAAATATTAAAATCTGAGTATGTTCAAGAAATTTTAAGTAATTATAAAACACTAATAAGTCAATAATGGAAGATGTATTACAATTACCCGGTGAAGTTGAGATAGTAAATCTCGCCTTGGTATCTTTTGCTCAAAATAAGTATGTAAATTTACAAGATTATCTCTCAGAATTGAATATCTATGAAAGTATTTTTAATCCTGTATTGTCCGGGACACTAACATTATCTGATAGCAGAAACTTAGTTCAAGAATTTGCATTCGTTGGTGATGAATATTTGATAATGACAATAAAAACACCTGGATTAGATATAGACTATAGTATATCTAAAGCATTTAAATTATATGGTTTACAGAATAAAAGTTATGTAAATGATGGTAGCACCTTGTTATATCAATTAAACTTTTCTTCTATAGAACAATTTAATGATTTAGCAAATCCGATATATCGATCCTTTGAAGGTAAACCGGAAGACATTATAACACAAATATTTGTGGATTATCTACAAGCAGACAGAAATGTAACGATAGAAGGTGAGATCCCTACAGAAATAAAATCTCCAATAACTATACTAAGTGAAAGTGATAATACTATAAAATTTGTAAGTCCAGGCTGGACACCTGTGCAATGTATAAATTGGATTGCAAGTAAAACCCTACCAAAAAATAATAAGGCCGCCAATTTTCTATTTTGGGAAACAACTAAAGGATTTTATTTTGGAAGTATGGATAGCATCTACGAAAATCCTGAAGCAATAACTACAGGAGAATATGTATTTTCTCAATCATATATTAATAGTCTAAAAAGTGACGAACGAAGTAAATCTATGTTTGCTATAAAATCTTTAAGAATAGATAAAACATATGATCAATTAGAAAATAATATGTCGGGGTACTTATCTAACAGATTGATAGATGTCGATCTATATAATAAAAAATACGAAAACGTGGATTATGACCACGGTGCAAATTTTAAAAATTATTCGCATTCGGTACAACAAAACCCGGTTCCTCTATTTTCTGCAGATATAGTTAGAAATCCGCAAGCATATACTGAAATTAATTATAAGCATTCCAAATTATATGATGAGAATGATAATAATTTTGATACGAGCACCAAGCATATTTTTGGCAACAGACGATCAAATATGCTAGAATTGCAAAATTTTTCTATGGAGGTAGTTATCCCAGGAAGAACAGACATAGAAGCCGGCACAATCATAAACATTAAAATGCCAAAAAAAACTCCGGGAGCACTGACATCTGAAGATAAAAATGATTATAGAGATGATATGTTATATTCTGGATATTATTTAATAACAAGTATCAATCACAAAATTAACTTAAAAACACATTATATTACTATGACAGTTGTTAGAGATTCTTTTGCAAGTAAGGAAGTAACAGAATGAGCATGATCTGGTGGTCGGGCGTAGTTGAAGATAGAGACGATCCTGAAAAGTTAGGTCGTTGCCGTGTTAGAATTTTTGGATGGCATACCGACGATGTTCAGTTATTGCCTACGAATGTTTTACCATGGGCACTTCCAATGCAACCTATAACTTCCGCTGCTACATCTGGGGTGGGAACAACTCCGGTTGGTATAGTTACGGGGTCGTGGGTTGTAGGGTTCTTTCTAGATGGAGATGAAGGACAAAAGCCCGTTATAATGGGTACTATTGCTGGTAAACCTTCAGCAAGTGTAGAAGCATCTATTAAAAAGAAACAAAGTCAAGTATTGCAAGGTGTTCTTAAAGATGAACGAGGAAATGTCGTTGTTGATGAAATGGGCAACCCAATACAAAATATAGACCAGGTTGTTTATGAAAGAGATTCTTTAAAACCTTTAAAATCCCAAGACTTGGCTAAATTATTCGATTCATTGGGAAATAAACTATCAAGCGGAAGTTATAGTTATGTTTCTAGTACAGGCGATGTTGGTAAGTATCAATTTTCTGCGTCAACACTAATAGATTTAGGATATGTGAAAAGACCCTTAGGCGGCATAATTACTAATAGTATATTAGACGACAATACTTTATGGGTCAATAAAGATGGAATAGGATCGAAAAGTAATTTTCTTTCTAGTGACACTATACAAGAATCTGCAATGTTTGAGTACACAAAGGCAAACTACAACACGTTAGTTCGTTTGGGTAAGATAAAAGAAACAGATGAGTATCCTGTTGTGGGTGGATTACTAGCAGTTGCACATGTAATGGGCCCTAAAAATGCAGATAAATTTGATAAGAAAAATGCCGCAGGGGAAAAAGCAGAAGATTATTTTGTCTTAGGTAATTCTACACTAGGTGGAAATTCTAAAGAATTTGTACGAGCATATCAAGAAGCAGGAAATTTTTTGCCTGAAACATCTTCACTTAATAATGAAGATTTAGCAAAAATAAGAGGATTCCAAGATCCTAATAAAAAATATCCTAAATACGAATACCTAGGGTTATCGGATCTAAACAAATTAGCAACAGGCGATAGGTCACATTTGTCTTTTCAAATAAAAGAAAATAAAAAAATTGAAAAGATACCGTTAGCTAGAACAGAACAAACCTGGGATGAACCGGAACCGGGATATGGCGGTCACTATCCATATAATCAAGTAATAGAAACCGAAGCTGGGCACGTAATAGAAATTGATAGTACACCTAACGCAGAACGCTTACATATATTTCATAAAGCTGGAACTTATATAGAAATAGATGTAAATGGATCAATGGTAAGAAAAGTCGTAGGCGAAAATTATGAGGTGATGGATCGTAATAATTTTGTATACGTCAAAGGTGCACAATGCTTAACGGTTGAAGGCAAGACTAGTATTTTAGTTAAAGACGATGCTACAATAGAAGTAGAAGGTGACGTATCAGTGACAGGACATGGTGATACGTTAGTTCAAAGCGCAGGGTCGGTTGCGGTTTCTTCAGAATCGGCAATTATAACTACAAAAAAAGGAATGGATATTGTATCGGAAGGTACAATTAATATGCAAGGCAAAGATATAAACTTTTATGCCAAGGATGGTGCAGTTACTATGAAGGCGAGTAAAGACTTGTCATTACAATCAGGTAAGGCATATCAAATAAGTATAAAGGGCGGAATATCTTTATTATTAGATGCTCTGTCAATTAGATCTAAAATGGGCGCTACTAGTATCGGGGCATTGGCACTTAGTATATTAAAAATACCAAGTAAAAAGACACCTAATACTACACAAATTCCTGTACTACAACGAAAAGCATTAAATGATGATTCTTTCTTATTTGATTCTGGAGAAACAGGTTCCGCAGATTATAGCGCAAGTAGAGTAGCATCTGGAGATATTTCAAATAATATATTATTGCAGGCAACTTCATCTGACATATTATCGACACGCTCGTTTAGATCAGCAAGATCGGTTGTTGAAGTTTCCGAAGTTGGGTGCGAAATATGTAACAAGTTTAATAATAGTTTCCCTAGATCATTTAAAATATCTAAAAACTTTACGTTGGGTAATATGCTAATTGGCAAATATGGAACAGCATTACAGGCGCAAAGAAATCTACAAGAAAAAGATATTGTATGCAATATGATACAATTAGCAGAAAATTGTTTAGAACCAATTCGAGCTAAATACCCTGATCTAATTATTAGTAGCGGGTTTCGCTCAGGGGAAAGTAGTAGCGACCATAACATAGGAGCAGCAGTAGACTTGGTTTGGCCTAATAGAAAACTGAGTGAAATAAAATCTATTGCAGATTGGATAGTCGGAAATGTTCCTTATAGACAAGTACTATTAGAATATGAATTATATGAAGGATCAACCAAGATTAGGGTTGCTTGGATTCATTTAGCATTCTTATCTAAAAATGGTACATTGGTACAATCTACGCGAGCACCCGTACAGACATTTGTTAATCATCAATCAAAGTATAATACATTGGTAAATCTAGCATAATAAATATCAAGTATGAGCATTAAAAAAGTTAAAAAATTCGTAGATTTAGATTTGTCGTTTAAAGTAAATCCTTTTACAAAAGACATTTATCTAAAAACAGATGAGGAAGCTGTAAAAACAGCACTTAAAAATCTAATTCAAACTAGAAATTTTGAACGACCATTTCACCCAGAAATTGGTACACAAGTTCATTCTTTGCTATTTGAAAATTTTTCCCCTGCAGTAAAAATTGCAATGGAAAGAACAATACAACAAGCAATAGAAAGTTATGAACCAAGGGTTAGATTAATAGATTTAAGTATTATAGAAACAGATGATATAAACACACTAGATGTTAATATTGTTTTTTCTTTAAAAAATTCAGACACACCAATAACGGTTACAACTTTACTAAGTAGAGTACGATAAATGGCAAATTACAGATTAGCAGAATTAGACTTTGACGATATCAAAGTAAATTTAAAACAATTTTTAACAAACTATAGAGACAAAGACGACAATCTAATCTTTAAAGATTATGATTTTGATGCTTCTAGTTTATCTATACTTATAGACTTGTTATCATATAATACTCATTATAATGCATATCTTGCAAATATGGTAGCGAATGAAATGTTTTTAGATTCTGTAGTTAAAAGAGAATCCGCAGTATCAATTGCTAAACATCTAGGATATACTCCTTTATCATATAGAAGTGCAAGAGCAAGAGTTACATTTACAATTCTTAATCCAGTAGGCGCACCCGCAACACTGACACTACCTAAATTTGCGTCCTTCACTACAACTATAAATGGAATACTATATTCATTTTCGAATTTAGATTCCGTAACAATAAAGCCTACAAACGGGGAATATACATTTACAGATATAGAAATAGTTGAAGGCGTACCGCTTTCCTACACATACAGAGTTGATGTATCTGGTCCTGGCGAAAAATATACAATACCAAATAAAAATATAGACACAACCACTATAAGAGTTACCGTACAAAACTCATATGCGGATTTGACAACAACCACATATACGTTGGCGGATAATCTCGAAGGCGCTTCCGCCACATCTAGAATATTCTATCTCGAAGAAAATCCAACGGGATATTATGAAATTTATTTTGGCGATGGTGTTCTTGGTAAAAAACTATCTTCTGGTAATTTGGTTCGTATAGAATACTTAGTTAGTAATGGTTCAGACTGTAATGTATCAAATGACATAGAACAATCTTTCTCATTAGGCACTCAGGTCGGAGGGGTAACACTACCATCCACTATAATAGCATCATCAAATTCCACAGGTGGAGATGTTGCAGATACTATAGAAGAAATTAAATTTAAGGCTCCTAGATTTCTTTCATCATTCAATAGAGCAGTAACTGCGAATGATTATAAAGCAATTATTGAAGCAAACTACCCGTTAGTTGAATCTATTTCAGTTTGGGGAGGGGAAGAAAATGTTCCGCCATTATATGGAAAAGTTATTATATCGCTAAAGCCTTATTCAGGATTTACTATCAGTACAGAACTTAAAAATAAAATTAAACAAGATATTCTGGCAGATAAAAAGATGATGACAATTATTCCAGAATTTGCAGATCCTAATTATTTGTATATTGGTTTAGACACTAAAGTAAAATACGATCCAAAGAATTCTAGATATACAGAAAACGAAATAGGTATATTAGTTCGAGGAAAAATAAATGAATACTTTAGTACAGAATTACAAAAATTCGATAAAGATTTTGTATATTCAAAATTGTCAAAAAATATTGATTCTGTAGATCAATCTATTATAGGTAACGTTAGTTCATTTAAACTGCAAAAAAGAATAAGCCCCACAATAAATGTTGTGAATAGTTATTCTGGTCCTAATACTATAAAATATGCAAATAAAATAACTTCAGGTACTATACAATCTACAGCATTTTATTATAATATTAATAGCGAAATAAAAGCAGTATACTTGAAAGATTCGTATGTTACCACAACAACAGGTGAAATAGATTTAATAGATTTTTATAGCGATAAAAAATTAACATCTGCTGTTGGGACAATTGATTATACAAACGGAATTATAAGTTTACCCGAATTAAAACCTGCAGGGTTTATAGAAAACACCAAGGATATAAGAATATACGCAAAGATGGATGAGCTCGATATTAGTTCCACAAAAGATCTAATATTAGTTATAGATGATAGCACATTAGATTCTTCATCCGGCAGAACATCAGGTTTAACAGTAACAGTATCGGCATAAAATGGTAGATATAGTTTACGCCCCTACTGAATTATTAGGACCCCTAAAAATATATGGCACATCTAAGCCAGATACTTTTGCTGGTTATCTAGAAGGTTGGTTCTATCCTTTGTATGTCACTAGGACTGAAGCAATACAAGCAGATCAAGATAGAGGCGGAAAAGGCATTTATCGGGTTATTAATTTTTATAGTGTTCCTGGCGAATTTTATATGCCAGATAGTTTTACTAATATTGGTAAAAATAAAGACCCATTGATATATACTAAATATACTGGTCCAGGTGCCGAAAATCCTTTTAAGAGAATACAAAATAAATTATCAATATTAATTGAAGATCAACTACCGGATTTTATACAATCAGATTATGATATGTTTGTTAAGTTTTTAAAAGCTTATTATGAGTTTTTAGAACAAAATAATCAAGCACAAGAAGTATTACAGGATATAACTAAATATTCAGATATAGATAAAACTACAGAAGATCTAATCAATAAGTTTTTTACAAACTACGCTACAGATTTAACTAAATCTAATATAACAAGTAATAGAGAATTAGTAAAAAAGATAAGAGAGATTTATAGTAAAAAAGGAACAGAGCCATCTTATAGAATGTTATTCAACGTTTTATATAAAGAATCTATAGATTTTTTCTATCCATACGATGTAGTATTAAAGCCATCGGATGGTAAATGGACAACGATATATGCTCTTAGAGTACGAAAATATATAGATAGACAGAATATTTTTGATTTTGAAAATACCGAAATATTAGGAAAAACGTCTGGAGCTAAAGCAATAGTAAACAAAGTCATAAAATTAAATCTATCGGGATATGAGATATATGAATTAATTTTAGATACAACTAGTATATCGGGTAATTTTTTACCTAATGAAGATATAATTGCCGTAAAAACAATATCTCTTATAGATACAACCACAACCACAATAAATGCAAAATTATATTCTATTATAAGTAAGGTCGATGTTAGAGACGGAGGTTTAGGATATCGACCCGGAACACAACTAACAATAACAGACGAAACTGGAATAATTGCTAAAGCGGAAATTGAAAATGTTAATAGATTTGGCTCGATAAAAAATATTAATGTTATAGAACCAGGAGTAAATTATTCTGCAAATACTATTATAGATGCAGGATATCCTAGCGTTCCAATAAATGGAACTTATCGTATTCGAAAAGGTGCAGTTACTGTGACTTTCCCGTATCAGCACGGACTGACACGAGGAAAAACTATTCGAGCATATTATTCAGGAAATGTGTTTAGTGCAATAGATAACACTTCACACACGGCAACAGTATTATCCGTACCAACAGTAAGATCAATTAGATATAGATATCCGGGTTTCTAAATGGCAACATATACTTTATCATCATCGTCGTCCACAGTAAACGAAGGTTCAAATGTAAACATCGTTTTGGATACTGTTGGAATCGCAAATGGAACACTTATTCCATTTAGCATATACGGTACAGGCATAGATGCCGCAGATTTTCCCGCAACTACAACGTTAGCTGGTAATTTTTTAATACGAAATAATCAGGGAAAAATAGTAATTGATATTAAAAATGATTTAAAAACAGAATATGCAGAAACATTTTATTTGAGATTGACTAGCACAGGAAACGATGAAACGCTACCTATTATTATCAATGATACATCTAGAACAACTACAAATACGATTGTTGCTTTTTCTATAACATCTGCATCGTCTAGTATAGTTGAAGGAAGTTATGCGACATTTTATGTACGAGCTAAAGATTTAACGGCAGGCACAGTTGTACCTTATAGAGTATTAGGTATACAAGCAGACGATTTAGCAACAGGAAGTCTTACAGGACTTTTAACTTTTATTGCAACAGGAACTCCAAATACTACACAAGCAAATCTTACACTTGCAGTTGCAGACGACAAATTAACCGAAGGAAGAGAAACAATTGTATTGTTAATGAGTCCAGATTTTCCATATACATTGCAAGTATCTGGAACGATATCTATACAAGACACATCAATCACACCTCCTCCAAATTATTATCTATCAGCAAATAAACAAAAAGTCGTAGAGGGTAGTAATGTAATTATAACTTTATCTACTTTAAATCTTCCCGATAATATAGTCGTTCCTTATAAAATAATAAAAGCCCAAGGAGACGTAACACTTGGCGATTTTAGTAGATTATCTTCGCTGGAAGGATATTTCCCCGCAACTTCTGGTAATGTTGCACACGTAACATTAGATGTTAGAGATGATTATATTTTTGAGCAATCTGAATATTTTTATGTTGCAACCGGAGGAAACGAAACAAGCTCAGGTATTATTGAAATAGTTGATTCAGGAAACACACTAATTACGTCAGATGAAGAGTATTCTGGAAACGTAACAATAGAGTTTTTGGATAAGGCGGATTTGCGAGCAAATATTGGCAGTACATATTCTGGAAAAAGCTTTTGGAAAGACACTACAGGACAGTTATCTGAAAATATGTTTTTACAGGGCAGAACTCCATTTGCATCAGAAGAATCAATAGCATATTATCAACCTTTTTCATATGTGATAAAGTCTTCAATCTCTATAGATGTATGGAAAGATTCTGTAAAATCTGTACTACATCCTGCGGGATTGTCTATTTTTAGTGAAATAAATAATGAAACATTCCCCGAACAAACAAATTCGGTTAGTGCAAAAGTCGCAAATGATACAGAAATTAGTACTTTTTTCACATTAAGTACAGATCTAAGACGAACCACACTAAATGCAAGTAATACTAGAGTTCAAAATGCTCCAATTACTGTGGATTTAGTTACACTGACCTACAACCTATAATAAATAATAGATGCCGAATATTATAACTAATAAGTTTAAAATAGACAACGCTAAGAATTTCTTAGACGGATTGTCTGCTAACGGAAACAGTACACTGTACTTCTTTCTAGCTAAAGCCTCTCCCTGGGGAATAGAAGATTCTCCACCTACCCCGATTGATAATCAAGAAAATGAACATCGGGTGTGGGACGAGGTGATAAGTTTGAAGAAAATTGTTCCGACGAATATAGTCAATGTCGTAAAAAGAATAACATGGGAAAAACAAACAGTATATACTGAATATGATAATACCGATCCAAATCTGTTAGATAAAAATTTCTATGTAATTAATAAAGATTATGATGTATATAAATGCATAGATAATTATAACGGGAACAAATCCACAATAGAACCCACAGGGAAAAATTTAAACATATTCACAACCGCAGATAATTATAAATGGAAATACCTTTATTCTGTTTCAACATCTGACAGATTGAAATTTTTAACAAGTAATTGGATGCCGGTTACTGTTAACTCAGATGTTGCAGCAGTTGCAAAAGATGGTGCAATAGAAAACATTAAAATATTAAACGGTGGAACCGATTATTCTGTATTTTCCAGAGTGGTTGTAGAGGGCGATGGAACCAATGCGAATATTTTAGCAAGACAAAACTTAGGAGTTATATATGATTTTACATATACAAACAACGGGTCTGGTTTTAGATTTGCTAATGCATATGTAACTGACCCAACAAGATCGGGCAGATCTGCAAATATTAGAGCAATAATAAGCCCTGTCGGGGGACACGGAAGCAATCCTATTAAAGAATTGAATGCTCGATACTTAATGATAAATGTAAAAACTGAGTATAATGAAGGTTTTGGAGATTTCCCAGAAGGCTTTACATTTAGAAAATTAGGATTAGTTAAAAATCCAAAATCTTTAGATGGTAAAATTGCAAATGTTTCTACCTTAAACGGATTAAGGGGAATAACAATTAACGAAGTTACAGGAAGCTTCAACAACAACGAATATGTTGAGGGGGTTACATCTAAGGCGAATGCCTATATAGTAACATCAAATGTAGTTTCAGGCAATGGATATTTAAGATATGTTCAATCTTTTGGCATAACAGACAATTATAGAACATTTACTATTGGTGAATCTATAATAGGAAAAACATCTGGAGCAACAGCACTGGTTGCAAATACTTTATCATCTGAAGTATTAAAAGATTCCGGAGATATCATGTATATAGAAAATAGAACACCAATAACACGATCAACAGATCAAACAGATAATTTACATCTTGTAATAGAATTTTAAGGAAAAAATATGGCGGTTAATATAAATGTTTCCCCTTACTTTGACGACTTCAACGAAACTAAAAATTTCATGCGAGTGTTGTTTAAGCCCGGTGTTGCAGTACAAGCCAGGGAATTGACACAATCACAAACTATTCTGCAAAATCAGATTAAAAAAGTAGGAGACTATTTATTTTCGGATGGTGATAAAGTAACCGGCCCTAAGCCTTCAGTAAATTTAGATGCAAGAACAATACGTCTAAAAACATCTGATTCTAGAAATGTTCCTATTACTCTTTCAAATTATTTGAATACTTATGTAAGAGCAGAAAATTCAGAGGTAATAGGATATGTAGAATTTATATATGAAGCAGACGATCCTGTTGTAGGAGATCCTCCATCTCTTGTTATTACCTTGAAAAGATTTAATACCATAAATGATGGTATGTTTGACGAAGAAACAGAATTATATTTTTATACTGACTATACAGCTGCTCTTAATTTAGAAACACCTAACTACACAGCAATAACTGTAGCTGATATTACAAAGAATGCTACAAGTACAACTAAACAATATTCTACAACTGTAATTTTAACAAATCCAAGTACAATTATTGAGGTTGGCGATTTATTAGTTCATCCTTCCTTAGCCAAAAAAGTTTATGTAACACAAATAGTAAACCCATTAGAATTAATTATAAGTGAGGCACCCGATGTTACTATAGGTGGAGAAAATATTTCTTATGTTAAGAAAGCAGTTTGTCCTACATCTATTCTTACACAGGATTCTGCAGTATTTTACAAATATGGATTTTTTGTAACATCCACAATACAAAAAGTAGTACCCGATAAAAATACAGCATATCCTACTCGTTTAATTGCTTTTTTAAGTGATCAACAAGTTATCACTAGTGAAGATGATCCGACATTATTAGATCCTGCATTAGGTAGTTCTAATTATTTTGCGTCAGGTGCAGATAGATTAAAGGTAGATTTGAATCTATCTAGTTTAGAATTAAATGCAGATTTTAAGCCAAACGTAAAAGAAGATTTAGTTCCCTTACTAAATTTTAATAAAGGCGAAATTGAGTATCTAAAAGAATTAACAAACGATAGTGTTCTTGAACAAAAATTAGCAGAAAGAACCTTTGACGAGTCCGGAAGCTATGTTGTTGATAATTTCAAAATTACTCCAGTTAATGGATTGGAATCAGATGCAACAATGACATTCAAGGTTAGTGCAGGCAAAGCATATGTCGGAGGATATCCAGTTGTTACTGTTGGACCAACTGAAATAACTGTTCCAAAATCTGCAACTACGGAAACAAAAACATCTTATAATATTAATACTACACAAAGTAATTATTTCAAAGTATCAAACGTTTTATATTCGTTGATTCCGCCTCAGACATTTACTGCAAGTCGTAACTTTTTGGAATTGCATAATACAAGAAAGCCAACTGCGGCAAATACAAGAATAGGAACAATTGCATTTAAATCTTTAGAATATGATAGTTCTCTTGGAACGGATACACAACATAAATTGTATTTTGAATTTTATTCTCCAGCAACAGAAGCACCACCAACTTGGTCTGCCTGGTCAACAAAATATAAAATACCTGCAGATGAGGGACAGTATGTAGCAAATGTATTGTTTACTAATAATTCGTTACTAGGAAATTTTGGCCCAGCATCGACTGCATACTATGGCTTATTTAGAGAACCTGATACTGCAGGAGTTGCGTATTGGTGGAATGTGTGGAATAATAATGGTAGAGATGTAGCAAAACTTAAAGAAACATTTGCCTTGTTTGTCAAGGGTACTTCAACAACAGATGCTGCAAGAATTTTAACAAATAGTAAATCTTATTTAGAAGTAATAAACAATAGCCCATTTTATGATGGTTTCTTAGATGTTACTAAAATAAAAAGTATTGTTGGTGTATCAAATGAATTAACTTCTCAAGGAACATCTGCGACGTATAGTACGCCATTCTTTTATTCTGATATTTCAGATCCAAATGGATTTGAATCAAACGGCGTTACAAAAATATTTGATCCAAATCCGGCACAGCGATTAGTATATCCAATCGGAAAAGATTTTGTTAAAACTGTACAAAACATAAAAACAGAATATATTAAAGTAATTACTAACGCTATATTTTCATCCGGTGTGTATTCCAGAACGCTATCTCTTCCCGAGTCATTTGCACTTGGAGATGGAACTATCCCTGCAAGTACTGCGAGATCTCATTTCACAATATTAGTTAAATCTGGAGCAACAGCTAACATTAAATTAGGGGCATTTAATTTCGAAAGAGGATCGGTTGTTGTTGCTGGATCTGCAGCAACAGTAACTATCAATGTAGGCGATTCAGGATTTAATGGTTTAGCTGATATATCTTTGCGTATACAAAACGATGATACACAAATAAGAACCAAAGCACGAGTAAAGAATGCAGCAAAGATTTTAAATATAAAAGTTGCCGATCTTGCATATTCTATGGGTATTGCGGATATTATAGATTACAAAGGAATTTTCCCAATAACTCCTAGTAGATATAGAGGTGCTTGGAATTCATCGAACTCATATACATACAATGATATTGTTACATATGGCGAATTACCATATACAGCATTAATCCCATCTTCAAATGTTTCGGTTGCATATGGTAACGCATGGTCAGCAATTCAAAGAGAAAACTCAGGAAACTTTTCATTAGATATTGGACAACGAGATGAAATATATGATCACGGCACGGTAAAATATATTGGCCCAACTGCGGATTTGCCAGGAAATGTTATTATAACATTTGATTATTTTACACACTCAGGCGAAGGGCCATTGACCGTAGATTCTTATCCAGCAAGTTTATATGGTAGCATTCCTACTTATACTTCAGTTACGGATTCTAATAAATTTGCTTTACGAGATTGTATAGATTTTAGACCAAGAAGAAAAAATGACGAGGATTATCAAAATTTTGATACTGCTGTTATTCCTACAAGTACCGTTACTACTGAAGTAGATGTTACATATTATTTAGGAAGAATGGATAGAATATATGTAACTAATAATTTACAAAACTATGCTTCGCCGTATAATAAGTTTTATGTAGAAACAGGCGTAGATAGTACAAATGTGGGTGTAATTGAAGAATATTCCTCAGATTTAACAAAATTAAGTATTGCAACTTTACAAATTCCTCCATATTGCGTATCTGCATTTGAAGTCATCATAAGATATGATGACAATAAACGATATACAATGAAGGACATTGGAAAAATAGATAAACTAACTATCAAATTAGATAAAGCTGTTAAGTTACATAGTGTAGAAATTGCACAAATTAAATCTATTATCACAAATGACAACGGAGAAAGTTTATTAAAATCTGGAATACTCGTTGAAACTTTTGCTAGTACAGATAAAGCAGACTTGGCAAGCGGATATTTTACATCCGTAATTAATAAAAATCAACGAACATGCTATCCTGGTTCAGATGTTTACAACGTTGATCTTGAATTATTAAATGATACCGATGTAGCAATTTTTAATGATATTATTACGAAAAAATATGTAGAAGAAGTATTTGTAGCTCAACTTGAAGCAAACTCTTTAGTAAATCCAAATCCTGGTGCAGTTAATGATGGAAGAGGAAGATCTAAATTAAGTAAACAAAATTCTTTTAGTGTTAATTTATTAACAACGGGTGGATTATTACTAGCAGGATATATTGCATATCAAACATATCAAGCATTGGTATTAGGATCAGTCGTTCGAGCCGCAGCATTTAATGCAGTAGGCGGAGGATTTATAGCAGGGGGACTTGTTGGAGGCACAGGAGGAGTTACGTTTGCAGAAGCAGCAGCAGTTAATGGAGAAGGCGTATTATCTGTTGCATGGGGAGCTATGAAGGATCTTGGATATTCTATATACAATTCGTTATTTGGTATAGATGCCGCATCTAAAGTTCTAGCAGTTCCAGGTGCTGTAGCAACAGAAGCATCAGTAACAGGCGCAGTAACAAGCTTAGTCAACGGCGGTTCTTATACAGTTATGGAACTTGCTCCTTTAGCGGAAGGTGGAGGAGCAATAGCATCTAGTGCACAAGTTGTTGAAGTTTGGGGAGGTGTAGCAGCAGAAGCAGGAATTGCAACAACAGAAATTGCGGCAGGTTCAAGTGCGGTTGCAGCAGTTGTTGTGGCTGGAGGCGAAGCCGCATTAGCTAGTGGAGGATTTGCTGAAATTTGTTTAGCGTCTGATTATGCAGTTGCAGGATCCGCGGTAAGTGGCGGCGCAGGTATTTTGTCTAGCGCAACAACGTTATTTTATGAAGGTGCAGCAGCAGTTGAAGGTGCCGGTGTAGCGTTAGGCTTAGAACTTGGATCCGCAGGACTGCTTGCATTTGAAATAGTTGCTGCCGTTGCGATTGCTTACGTAGCAGTTGAAGTTGTTTCTTGGGTAGATGATACGATCTTTGGTGGATTCTTCGGTGATCTATTCTCAGATGAACGAATGAAAGAAAATATAAAATTAGAAACGACGTTACCAAATGGATTAAATCTATATTCATTCGAATATAAGAAAGAATTTAAACATATAGCAGGTCAAGGAAGATGGCTTGGATTTATGGCAAATGAAGTGGAAGTATTATATCCAAATGCTGTTAAGATTATGCCAAATGGATATAAAGCAGTTAACTATAACTTAGTAGGAATTTAAATGGAAGAACAAGTACAAGAATCGACACGATTATCCGACATACCCGTTTTTGCGGGATCGGAATTACTTGCATTTGGTGTATCTCAAATGCCACCAAATATTGCGATATACACATATGTAAACGGTGTTAATATCTCACCCTTTACTGGACCAGGCAATGTCGGCGCAGTGTTAGGAGACGCTGTAATAACAGATCAACAAGGAAATGCTTCGGGTTGGTTATACATACCAAGTACAGAAGGACAATATAAATTTTTAACAGGTGAAATACGTCTTACGTTTGGTGATAGTCCAAATGGCATAGAAAATTGTAAGTATATTTCAGAATCCATTTTAATGAATCATGGATTAGACCTTGTGGATACTGAACAAGGCGGAACAATTTCTTTAAGAAGAACTGAAAAATTTAGAACAAATCCTCAAGGATCATCTGGAGATGTAAATACTACACAAGCAAGATTAGATCCTTTAGCACAAACTTTTGTTGTGGATCAAACTAGATATCCTCTTGGTCTCTTTATGACAGGAGTTAACCTATACATATATACTAAAGATGATGCTCTTCCACTGGCAGTTGAATTAAGACCAATGAGTAATGGTAAACCTTCGACTACAGAATATTTTAATGGATCCTTTGTGTTAAAACAACCCGCAAGTATAAATGCAGCAGATCCTACAGCAGGAACAACACTAGCTACTGCTTTTATATTTGACCATCCTATATATTTGACGCCAGGAGAATATGCATTTTGTGTAACAACAAAATCCGATAAGTATCAATTATTATCAGCAAAGGCAGGAGATGGTAAAACCGTCAAACAACCTTTTGCGGGCACTCTATTTAAACCACAGAACACCGGCGAATGGGTTGGAGATAATACAGAAGATTTGACCTTTGTTTTAAGAAAAGCAAAATTTGAAACAGGATCTTCTACATTTACAGTACAAACAAAAGCTCTCAATAATTTAGAATTTAATAGATTGCGTTTATTAAGTACTGAAATTAATTTTGGTGATACTGCAGGTGTCACGTATAAAGTACAGACAACGCAAGCAGGTACTGGACTTGCATCAGAATTTAAAGAAGTTGCTGCAGGAGATCTAGCAAAAGTTATAGGAAGACAACGGGCAAGAGAAATTGGCGATATTAAAGTCCAAGTTACTATGACTACTAAAAATGCAGACGTTTCTCCTATGTTAGATAAGCAACTTTTAAAAGGACAAATATTTAATACTAGAATATTGCCTTATTCTGCAGATGTATCAGATACAGAATTAAAACCAAATCATGGAACTGCAAGATCAAGGTATATAAGTAAAGTTGTAAGTTTAGATCAAGACTTTGATTCTACAGGGTTAGAAGTTAAAGTAGACGTTAATAGAAAAATTGGTACTGATATAGAAGTTTTTGCAAGAGTATTGAGTAGAAACGACTCTGGTTTTTCTACAGGAATTAAAGGTAGACCATGGACAAGAATACCGTTGGTTGCACCTGCAATAAAATCTTTTGCTGGCGTAAATGAACGATTATTTACTACAGAAACATATAGAGTATTAGAGCCAGGATTGATATATCAAAATACTGCAAATGTTGCAACCAATGCATCCGTTACTGGAACATTTAAAGACTTTTCTCAATATCAAGTCAAAATAGTATTCTATGCAAACGATCCTTCAATATTGCCGAAAATAAAAAATTTAGTAGCAACATCTTTATTATAAAATGAATCAAACTTATGTACCTATAGAAGGCGAATCTGGATTTTCTAAAGATCCTTGTAGCCATGCTATTGTAAACACTGATAGACATGCATTAATTGAATATAAACAAAAGAAAAAAATATCATCTCAAATTCAGTCAATGCAAGAGGAAATAAATATGTTGAAATCGGAACTTGAAACAATCAAATCACATTTAAAGTTAAGTTAAAGTTATGCCAGCATCAAAAAATCTATCAAACGTAAATGTAGGATCTGTCGCCAATTCTGGAGAAGGAGATCTACTTCGCGATGCCTTTATTAAAGTAAATAATAACATCAATGGTCTTTACTCGGGAGGACAACATTTAGGGTATTCTAACGATTCTAAGTTGGCGCCAGCATTTACTTTTGACGGTGATAGAGATACGGGTATGTATCATCCTGCTCAGGGTCAAATTGGGTTTGCTTTAAATGGAGCTGAAGGATTAACATTAAATGAAGATGGAACAATTAAATGGTTTACTAAACCATTGGCCACTCAAGAATATGTCACTGCTTTACTAACAAATTTTACTGGCGGCATTAGTGCGGCAAATATTAGTGTATCAACAGGCGGCGGAAGCGCAAACGTAACAATAAACGGAATTCCTGTAGTATCTTCCTTGCCCGCGGTTGGCAATCAGTCTGGAAGAATTGTATTTTATGCAGGAGACGTTTGGATATATTCTAGCTATCCAGTAGGTAATGGCATAGGATTGCCCGCAGATGCATCTATTGCAAGAGCGGCAGGTTCAGATTCTCGCTGGGTTAGATTTAGAAGTGATACTGCATTCCAAGTGGGATTAGTAAAACCACAAACCGCACCAGAAGGTACAGTGTTTTATGAAACATCAAACACCAAACCTTATTTGTTTGTGTCGGGACAATGGAGAACTCTTTCAAGTGTAGTTACATCTAGTGCACCATCTGGATTAGAAGTATTATTAACTGTTCCTTTGACAAATGATCCTTCTAATTATTCTGGAAGAACGATTGTTGTTGGTAATTTTGCCTATATTTTTACTAGCGGTTCTTGGAAATTATTAAGTGACTATGTAGGTGGCTCAGGAAGCGGACAACCACCATCGAGTGGAACTTTACCTCCAACAGCAAATGCATTCGAATTATATAGAAAAACAGGAACAAATGCAGGGTTGTATATCTACAATACTGGCACATGGAATACAATACAACAATATACTGCAAACGTAGGTACTGCAAGAATAAAAACAGTAACATCTTTACCTTCAGATGTATCAGTATATAATCCAGGCGATTTAATTATATTAAGCGGGATAACTTATATCTTAAAAGAAGATAAGTCATCTTGGGCATTCTTTACACCTGGGGGCGTAGGCGGCACAATTACTGGCATTGGTTTAAATGCTGGACAAGTTAGTAATGTAGAGCTTGCATCAAATTCTGTTATATCTGGAAAAATTGCATCTAATGTTATTTTAGGACTAAACCTAACTCCTGAAACTATAACATCTAGAGAAATTGCTAACAGTTCTATTAGTTCATTTAAACTAGCAGCAAACGCTGTTACTTCTGGCAAAATACAATCTGGTTCTATAACTGATAGAGAAATTGCAAGTAATTCTATAAGTGGTTCCAAAATTACTACAGGAACTATTGGTAGATCACAACTTGCACCCAATATATTTACTGGTGTATCCGTTAGTGCAAACACATTGTCAGAAATATCTCAAAATGCTGGCACTATAACAGCAGGTATATTTAGATCTACAGACGGCAGAATGATAATAGATTTGAACAGCAAATATATTAGAATTGAACTATGACAACTAATGTTTTTTGGGCAGGGACTACTGGAGGAAAAAAGGTAGTATCTATCTTTAATAATCCTACGGGACAAACAGGTAGTAATTTGCCATTAACAAATCCAACACAATATTTGGATCGTGTTTATTTTGATACTAGATTTGATTATTTAAACATTCTTTGGCAAACAGATTTTGTACAAAGCTTTCCATCGGTTAGTATAAACCCTATAGTATATAGTGAAGGATTTCCAGACGGGTTAGAAACTCCAAACCAAAATACTGTAACATACACAGTTGCTATACATGGGTTTGGTTATATACCTGCAGCAATATTAGTGGATTATGATACTCGAGAAATAGTTTCATCTACAACATATATACAATCAGTAAATAGTACGTCATATAGAATTGCATCATTATTAATGGATACTCAAAATTTTTACATTAGAGAACGATATTTAGCATATCAAAGTTCATTGCCATCTATAACAAGACGATATACTCTATTAGCATTTAGTAATCAAGCCGACGTACCAGCATTTATAGCATAAAATGGCAAACGTATATCTTTTAAATGTATCGCCCGAAGCAGTTACTCTAGGTAATGTTTTTAGTACTGCGAGAGGATACATATACAAAAATCTAACACAATATTCTGCAACATTAAGTTATGCATTTACTAGTACATTGCAAGATTCATCATTGCAGTTATATCAAGAGACAAGTGCAGGAATAACAATCTCAGATTATAGTGCACTTAGTAGAAGAGAGTCACTAGGACCAGATGTTCCTACAGCAGGACCTTTTATTGAAAATTATTCAGTAGACGGTAACCTAGATACAACATCTTTTATTGCTATTTTATTAATAGATAAACCTCCAATTAAAACGGGATATTTTGAATTCTATATAGGTGATATTTCTTTTACAGGATTTATATCTAAGCAAATAAAATATACAAAATATAACTGGGAAAGAATCGGAACAAAATATGGGTATGTTGCAAAAGATGAAGACTTAGGGTATGGTATTGAAATAAGTAAAAATTTACTTTATACTGCAATTCAAGTGGGCGACAAATATGAGTATATCCCAACAGAATTAAATTTATTTTTAAGAAATTTATCTGGAGGAGAAGAAATACGAAGCACAACTACTACGGAGGATCCTAATGATTATATTCAAAGTATACCGGGATTACCAAAAGGTACAAGTGGTTCTCTCCCAGTAAATTTATTTTATATTTCTGCAGCAGACGCATTAAGATATATCGCGAGTTATTCAGATTTAATAGAGTCTTTTGGCACAGATTATGCAAAAGGACAATTAAATTATGTAACCGACCCTAGAGCAATAACATTTAATCCTATTGCTTATTTAAATAAGTATTCTGATATAAGACAACAGTATGGTTATGATACTTATGGTGCAACAGAACATTACATTTTATATGGATATTCTCAAGGTAGAAACATAGATGATAGTAGTACTAGTGATCCTTTAACTGGAGGATTATATGACGAACGTATAGGGTCTATTGCTCTCGCAAAGAATTTAATAGTTTGGCCACATGGAGAAACTATTGCTGGCCGCGGATCGGTATTAACATACAAATATAATACGTCTTCCTTTTTCTTAAACGGAAGTGCAGAAATGACTGGTAATTTAGTTTATCTTGGATTTCAATAATGGGTTTATCTTTAAATAGTTCAAATTTTACAATTACCGATGGGCAAGGTAATACCAAGTTTTCGCTTGATCGAAAAATGCCGCACATTTTATATAATGTTCCTGGATATATAGGAGTACCTCAAGTATTAGGATTGAATCCTACTGCTGGGTATATAAACAGAACTGAAGAGTACGTTCTTGTTAATAATGCCTTAATAAATACTAATGACTATTTTGTTATGCCATTTTATAAGATAAATGGTGGCGTAGCAGACACAGGAAGCTATGTTATAGCAGGGGCAGGATCAACAGTATTTAGGCAAATAATACAACCTAGTACAGGACTATTTTTAGGGTCTTCTATTTTAACCACAGTTGTTGAACCAGGAATTCTAAAATTAGTTATAAAACATAATTTTGATAGACAAGGTTATACTAATATCTCAGGCGATGATATTATTAACATTGCATACAGAGTATATTACGGGAGATTTAAATGATTAATATTATAAGTTTAGCAGTTAACCATGTTGAGGACAACACCGTTGTCACAGCAGAAGAATATGAAGAAAAGAATTCTGTGAAAAGAATGAAAAACAAATTCATTATAACTTTAACAGGTCAACATAGTTCTTTTGATGATAATTTAGTTAACTTAATAGAAACAGAATTAAGAAATAACGGATACATCTAAAAATGTCATTAACCAAAAATATTTCGTTAACCCAGGGATTAACGTTTACCGACACCATACAGCATTTGGATGATAATAGAAATCCAATATCCCTTGTTGGTTCAGTAATTTACGGACAAATCCAAAGATCTACTGGTGGCAATGTCATTGTTGCATTTACGTCAACTATTACTGATATAGGTAATAGCGTAATTCAATATGGATTGACTTCTGGGGTAACTGCAAATATTGATATGGGAAGATATGTATATTACATAAATTCCATTAATGGTTCAAATGTAGATAGAGTATCGGACGGTATTGTAACAGTAAATCCAGGTGCAGTTCCAGGATCAATAAGTATACAACCAGAAACACCTGCAGCATTTAATCCAATATTTTTATATGTGGGCGCAACAGGAGTTGGATTAACTGGTGCTACAGGTCTTCGAGGTGCAACTGGGTCACAAGGATCTACGGGATTAACTGGCAATGTGGGCGCTACTGGTAATGTCGGTGCTACAGGTTCACAAGGTGTTGCCGGGTTAACAGGCGCGACAGGTGTTCGAGGAGTTGCAGGACCTATAGGATTTACAGGCGAAACGGGCGGTATTGGTGCAACCGGTTTAACTGGCGCTACAGGAGTTGGCGCTACAGGAGCAACAGGAACACAAGGTGCTACAGGCATTCGAGGCGCTACAGGATTAACTGGTGCTACAGGTATTGGTGCAACAGGTGCTACAGGAACACAGGGCGCAACAGGTTCACAAGGCGCTACTGGATTAACAGGAGATGCTGGAGCAACTGGAGCAAGTGGATTGCGAGGATTTGCGGGTGCGGCAGGAGTTAAAGGTGACAATGGATCAACTGGTGCTACAGGGTTGCAGGGCGCTACGGGCCCACAAGGTCCAATAGGATTAACAGGATTTCTTGGGTCTACCGGTTCAACGGGAGCAACAGGAGCAACAGGACCTTTAGGATCTACAGGAGCAACAGGAGCAGGTGCAACAGGTGCAACAGGAGAAACCGGGGCAACAGGTCTTCGAGGATTTGTTGGATTAATAGGTGCCACAGGATTAACAGGTGCCACAGGTCCAGATGGATATGTTGGTAGAGACGGTAATGTTGGCGCAACCGGATTATATGTAACTAGCGCAAATATAAGCGATGGAACATTAAGATTATTTTTAAATAACTCTAATACAATAGTCATAGGAAACGTTGTTGGCGCAACAGGAGCAGGAGCTACCGGTGCAACAGGAATAGGTGCAACGGGTGCCACAGGTATTCAAGGCGCAACCGGACCTGCAGGTAATACTGGTGCTACCGGTATAGGAGCAACCGGCCCTATTGGTGGTACAGGAAATGTCGGAGCAACCGGACTATATGTAACTAGCGCAAATATAATATCTGGAATATTACGATTAACTTTAAACAATTCAAATGTTATAGTTGTTGGTAATGTTGTTGGTGCAACAGGGATAACAGGAAATACTGGATTATCTGGAAATGTGGGTGCTACGGGACTAACAGGAGCCACAGGATCACTAGGCGCAACAGGCGCAACAGGAGCAGGTGCTACTGGAGCAACGGGGCCTGCGGGTTCTGTAGGGAATGCATCGAGTATACTAGGTGTAGTTTCTCCTACACTAACAACGGCAAATGTTAGAGAAACATCTGCTAATTTATATTTTACTAATGCTAGAGTATTATCTGCCTTAGCAGATGGAAATATATCATTATATAATCTGACAGTCAATAATCTTCTTTTATCACTCGAAGGAACAGTTCAATCTAGAAATGTAACTGTTACAGGAAACACGAGAGCTTGCGCAATTGTCGCAACTTCTGTAGAAATAGCAAGTGGAAATTTAACAGCAAATGTAAATGAAACTGGAAGTTTAGGTTCAAAGTCTGCTGGGTTTATGGGTATCCCACAAAACGTACAAAATGGAAACTATACATTACGTTTATCAGATTCAGGAAAATTCATTCATAGTTGGGATGCAAATGCAGCATTTACTCAAGTAATAACAATACCTCCACAAGCAAATGTGCCATTTGCTATAGGAACAGCAATAAGTATTGTGGTTCAGGGCTCAGCAAATATTCAGGTAAGACATCCTGGTGTAACTTTATATTTAGCAGGAACTTCCGCCAATCCAAGATCTAATGCAAATATTTCATCGTGGGGATTTGCTTCACTATTAAAGGTTGATACCAATGCATGGTGGATTAGTGGTGTTGGAGTAAGTTAATGGCTGGAATATTTCATGCCTTTATGTCCTCTGTTGCACAACAAGGCAAACGTGTAATACAGTTGTTTATTAACAGTTCGGCAACTGAAATATATGGATACTTCGGTAGCCAATTGAGAGTGGGTTCCTCTGTGCCTGCAGCATATCAACCAAAAGGATTAACAAGAATTCGAGTTGGAACAAATAAAGTAGATCCATTACTAAACATGGTCGGTAGAGTTGATCTTCAAAGAGGATGGGAAGGTGAAATAGGAGATATACGAATAACCAAAGGCATTAGAACAGACTTTGGAGAAACCCCTAGCTCACAAGCTCAATTATCTATACAAACTGGAAACACCGTTGCATTATTTAGAATAGCAAACGTAAATGGTACTTTGGTGTGGGGCGATGTTATGAGTAATACATATGTATCTCTTGCACCCGCAAATGTTTTTTCTGTATCAACATATTCCACATTATTTGGTGGAAATCCTGTTTTAAAAGTTAAAAATATTAATACTGATTATGGTATAGGACCGCTTCACGATGGTTTAGTAAATACAACAACTAGTAATGTTTGGTGTACCTGGCCAATTACTATAGACTATTGGGCAAGAACTAGTAGTAATTTAGGAATAAAACCATTTGTGTTTGATAATCAGGATCCGTCTGATCCAAGTGGATTGTTTTGGCTTCACGCTGGATATGAGGCAAATATATTTCCTCCTCCTAGCGGTTATTTGTATACAGGAACAGGTATCTATGCAACTGATACAAGCTACCCAGACTCAAATGTGTGGACTAAATTTGCAATAATACTAAAATAAAAAAGGATAAGGTATGGCAATCGTAACATCTAGAGAAGGCCTAAAAGATTATTGCTTGCGGAATTTAGGCGCACCTGTCATAGAAATAAATGTAGATGATGACCAAATAGAAGATAGAATAGATGATGCTTTTCAATTCTATAGAGAATATCATTATGATGCGGTAGAAACGGTTTATTTAAAACATCAAATGACCGCGCAGAATATAGCAAACCAATATATTGAAGTGCCTGATACTGTTGTGGGCGTCCAGAGAATACTACCGTTCTCAAACAAATCTGACGGAACAAATATATTTAGTATTAGATATCAAATTTTAATAAACGATTTATATAGTTTAATGTCCACTAACTTGATATATTATTATCAGGTTAAACAAGAATTGGAATTGATTAATCAAGTATTAGTAGGTGTTAAACCTGTTAGATTTAATAGACATATGAATCGTCTATACATAGATATGGACTGGAGCGGAGATGTAAATGTCGGAGATTACATCATTGTAGAGTGTTATCGAATATTAGATCCGGAAACATACAGAGATGTCTACAATGATATGTTCCTTAAAAGATACTGCACAGCATTGATTAAGAGACAATGGGGTTTGAACTTGAAGAAGTTTGTCGGAGTACAACTTCCTGGAGGAGTAACTCTAAATGCAGATCAGATATATCAAGATGCAATGGATGAAATCTTGAAGATTGAAACAGAAATGCAATTAAGATTCGAATTACCAGTAGATATGTTTACAGGATAATTAGTTATTTTTATTAACCCGGTACATAGCAAATGATAACACCGAGTCAATAGAAAGTCAATAGGAATATGGCAACAGTTAATCATTATTTCCAGTCAGGTAGAACAATAGGAAATTCCAACGAGCAGACGCTCTATGAGGATTTAATTATTGAGTCTATGAGAATTTATGGGTTCGAAGCCTATTACCTTCCACGTAAGATCAACAATCCTGATAAGATTTTGGGCGAAGATCCATATAACAGTTATGAGAATGCTTTTCCCATTGAAATGTATATGGAAAACGTAACGGGGTATGCGGGCGAAGACGAATTAATTACAAAATTTGGTTTGGATATTCGAGATTCAGCAACCTTTATTGTCGCAAGAAGAAGATGGTTAGAGACTGTGGGTAGTACTAATACTTCAGTTCTATCGACAAGACCAGCTGAAGGTGATATAATTTATATGCCTTTAACTCAATCCTTATTCGAAATACGCAAAGTCGATAGTCAGACTCCGTTTTTTCAGGTAGGCAAATTGTTTGTATATAGAATGAGTTGCGAATTACTACAATATTCTAGTGAAGTCTTTAATACAGGTGTAGATGAAATCGATAGTTTGTTTGGACAATTTACACAATCCGTCGATAAATTTGAAATGGTTTTGGAAAACGGAGATACTTTAGTTTCAGAGTCAAATGCTCTTACTCCTATAGTTAATGAAGATTATATAATTGATAATGATCCTGGCAATGCGGATAATGACACCTTTGCCGCAGAAGCAGATAACATATTGGATTTTTCTGAAAGAAATCCTTTCGGAGATGTAGGTAGATAATGTTAGACCAAAGATTTTACTGGGGCACTATTAGAAAAGCAATTGTTGCTTTTGGAAGTATGTTCAATAATATAACTATTGAACGTAAAGACGCTGACGGCAATGTAGTACAAATACAAAAGGTGCCGTTAGCATATTCTCCTAAACAAAAATTCTTAACTAAAATACGACAACAACCAAACGTTGATACACAAAACGTACAGATTGTTCTTCCTCGTATGGGATTTGAGATGATTTCTTTGGACTATGATCCTAATAGAAAAATTGCACCTATACAACAATCGAGAACAATTAATAGTGGTACATCTGCTAATTCTCAATATGCCCCTACTCCGTATAATATAGGCATCTTACTTTTCATCTATGCAAAGAATCAAGATGACGGTTTGCAAATTATAGAACAAATACTCCCATACTTTAATCCAGATTATAATTTAACTATCAAGGCAGTACCTGAGTTAAATATAAGAAATGATATGCCTATTATTTTAAATACAATAGGGTTTGAAGATGACTATGAAGGCGATCTAACAACTAGAAGATCCATAATGTGGACATTGAGTTTTACTATTAAACTTAATTTTTATGGCCCTGTTACTAAGGGCAGTATTATTAGAAAAGTTACCGCAACTACATTTAATGATCCTTCTCTGACACAGCAACGACAAATTGCTACAATTCAAACAAATCCTCCGTTGGCAAATACCACGGACACGTTTGGTTATTTAGAAAACTTTGAAGACTTTTAAAATGAAAAATATACAAAATCTCAATGATATCTTTGATCTTAATGATGTCCCTGAACCTGGAAATTTACCTTCGATTCCTGAAAACCTAAACAACAATAAAGAAGAAGACCAGGAAGACGATTATCAACTAGCAAGACAAACTATGAGAAAGCTGTTGATGAAGGGTGAAAGTACATTAGATGAATTAATTGAATTGTCTAAAAATTCAGAACACCCAAGAACATATGAAGTTGCTGGGCAGTTTATGAAAACAATGTCGGATGTATCCAAAGATTTATTGAACCTACAAAAACAAGTTAAAGATTTAAAAGCAGATGAGCCTCAGCAAAAAATTGGGACTCAAAATAATGTGGTGTTTGCGGGGTCAACTGCAGAACTATTTAAAGCGTTAAAACAAAATAAAGATAACGGTAATATAATTGAGCAATAAACCAACATCATATAACGGCAATCCCAATCTAAAACAGATTGGGACTGTCATATCGTACACCACAGAACAAGTTAAAGAAATTATAAAGTGTACGCAGGATCCGATTTACTTCATTGAAAATTATTGTCAAATTGTTTCTTTGGATAAAGGTTTAGTGCCGTTTAAATTATATGATTGCCAAAAAGAAAAAGTACATACTATTCTAAATAATCGCAAAGTGATTCTAATGGAAGGTCGCCAACAGGGCAAGACCATTACATCTGCAGCATGTATTCTATGGTATACGTTATTTCAGGAAAATAAAACAGTTGCTATTCTGGCGAACAAATCTTCAGCAGCCCGTGAGGTTTTATCTCGTTATGAACTGATGTATGAAATGCTTCCTATATGGATGCAACAAGGTGTTAAGACATTTAACAAAGGTGACATTGAATTAGAAAATGGATCCAAAGTATTTACAGCAGCGACAAGTTCTTCAGGTATTCGAGGTAAATCTGTAAATTGGTTATATATTGACGAAGCAGCAATTATTCCAAACAATGTTGCAGAGGATTTCTTTACATCTGTTTACCCAACAATTTCTGCGGGTCAGACAACAAAGATTCTGCTAACATCTACTCCGCTAGGATATAATCATTTCTGGAAATTCTGGAATGAAGCGGAACAGGGATTAAACGGATTTGTTCCTATGTTTATTCCTTATAACAGAATACCGGGTAGAGATGATAAGTGGGCTGAAGAACAAAGAGCAATGCTCGGCGAACTTAAGTTCAATCAAGAGGTTTTATGTAACTTCTTAGGATCTTCTAATACACTTATCAATCCTGATACTATTGGTAAAATGTCGGTTAAACCCTATGTATATAGTAAAGACGGTTTGGACGTATTTGTCGAACCCGAAGAAGACCATGTTTATATGTTAGTTGCTGATACCTCGAGAGGCGTCGGTGGAGATTACTCAGCGTTTACGGTTTTAGATATCACATCATATCCATATTCCGTAGTTGCAAAGTATAGAAGTAACAAGATAAGTCCGTTGTTATTTCCAAATATAATTTATAAAGTTGCAAAAGATTATCATAAAGCATATTGTCTAATAGAGATAAATGACAACGGTCAGCAAGTAGCAGATACTTTGTATATGGATTTAGAATATGAAAACGTATTCTTTGTTGGAAGTAATAGTAAATCTGGACAGTATCTTTCTGGAGGATTTAGTAATGGTGCTACACTTGGCGTTAGAACGACAAAACAAGTAAAACGATTAGGTTGTACATCATTCAAGAGTTTGGTTGAAGGTACGAAACTACTAATTCACGACCCAGATATTATTAATGAAATATCGACATTTATTGAGGTCCGAGGAACTCATAAGGCAGACGAGGGATACCAGGACGATTTGGTTATGTGCTTAGTCCTATTTTCGTGGGCTACTAACGAATCATTCTTCAAGGACTTAACTGACAGTAATCTCAGAAAAGCTCTATACGAAGATCAAATGAAACAGATTGAAGAAAATCTTACACCGTTTGGTATTGTTGATACTGGAATACCAGAACAATTCCAACCAGAGGTTATGTCAGATGGAATTTGGTTTGCCGCCAATTCAAAATCTCCGAATGAAATTCAAGAGTTACAAAGAAAATGGCTCGAAAATGTCTAAATGCTGATAATTATAAATAAATAGAAAATCATATTATAGAGCTATCTATAAAATTATCAAGGAGAAGAAGATGGCATTTCAGCTTTCACCAGGCGTACAAGTTACCGAAATTGACAACACCGCGGGTGTGCCTTCGGTAGCAACTACCGCAGGGGCATTTTCGGGAGCCTTTCAATGGGGACCGGTCGAAGAAGTTACGACTGTGGATACAGAGAGAAGTCTTGTAGAAAAATTTGGAAACCCCGACGACACAACTGCAGGATATTTCTTTACTGCAGCAAACTTTTTGTCATATGGAAACAATTTAAAATTAGTTCGCGTAGTAGATAAAGCCATAGCTAGAAATGCGGTTTCTGCTCCATCCGGTACCGTTACAGGAGTAACATTATCAACTAATCCCGCAAGCTTTATTAATCAAAACGATATAACAGTTACATTCTCTACACCAGATTCTGGTGGTACTAGAGCAACAGGTAATGCAATATTATCCTCTACTGGCACTTTGTCCGGTATTAATATGGTATTAAGAGGATACGGTTATGCTACACCACCAACAATTTCATTTAGTGGTGGTGGCGGTTCTGGTGCTACAGCAACTGCCGTTTTAGGCGCAGGCGAAATTGTAGATATAGTTGTACAAGATTCGGGTAACAATTATAGCAGCGCATCCAATATTGTAATACAAAATCAACAATCTACAGGAGCATCTGCTAGATTGAACATCCATTACAAATTAACTGGATTGCAAATTAACAGTGCAGGTAATGTTTCTGGCAACGCAAATGTTGTATTCTCAGGAAACCTTGTAGCTGGCGGAAATCACGCAACAGCTACAATTATTAGATCAAATACATCTGTTGTAGGATTTGCTATAACATCTATGGGTAATGGATATATTGGCGCACCTAACGTAACAATTAGTGGACCAAATGTAAATGTTGCACCTAGCGTTGTTGCAAATGTTGGTTACGGACTTGTAGATACAATTACCGTAGTAAATGGTGCTCAAGGTAGTTATGGTTACACCCCAAATATTACTATTAATAAGAATAGCACTCTTGGTGGAACTCTTGCTAAAGCAACTGTTCGTATTGAAGCATTAATTTCTCAAATTACATTAGATAGTGCAGGTTCAGGATGGACAAGTACTCCTAACGTAATTATTACCCCAGCTACACAAGATCGTCCATATGTAAGTAATGCGTTAGCAATTGCTTCTGTTGGATATACTATAAATCGTATTAATATTATAAATGGTGGAAGTCAATATTCTTCTGCTCCTACAGTAACAATTATAGATTCTTCTAATATTGTTGCACAGGGTAATGTTATTATTAACAGAGCAGCGTTGTTGATTGAAAATGAAGACGTATATAACAACGAATTTGCGTCTGGCGGATTTGGATATGGTTCATTTGCTGCAAAATATCCTGGTACATTAGGAAATTCTATTAAGGTATCCTTTGCAGATAATGATTCGTTCTCAGGATGGCAATATGCTTCTCAGTTTGACGCAGCTCCAAACACATCTTCGTATGTTTCTGGAAGAGGCGGCAGTTCAGATGAATTACACGTAATTGTTGTTGACAACGATGGTAAGATTTCTGGAACTAGAAACTCAATCTTAGAAAAATTCTCATTCGTATCTAAAGCATCGGATTCTAAGAATTCTGACAATTCTACAAATTACTACAAAAATGTAATTAACAATCAATCTAAATATATTAAATGGATTGACCATCCTGCTCAAGGAACAAATTGGGGCGGACAAAGCACAACAACATTCGTAGAGTTGACTGCAAATGTTACTACGACATTGTCTGGCGGTGTAGACGGCGCGTCAGTTTCTGCTGGAAACGTACAGGCAGGATATGAATTGTTTAGTAATGACGAATTGTATGATGTAAGTTTAATCCCAATGGGACCAACTACAAATATCGGTGTCGTTAATACTGTTATTGGTATCGCAGAATCTAGAAGAGATTGCATAGTATTTGCTTCTCCTCAATATACAGATGTTGTTAATACTACAAACGCTGCAACAAATATTGTTAATTACAGAAATCAATTAACAAGTTCATCTTTTGCTGTTCTAGACTCTGGTTGGAAATATCAATATGATCGCTACAATGACAAGTATCGCTATGTTCCATTGAATGGCGACATTGCAGGTCTTGCAGCGAGAACAGATTATATCGCTGATCCTTGGTTCTCACCTGCAGGATATAACAGAGGCGTAATTAAGAATGTTGTTAAATTGGCATATTCTCCATCTAAGACAGATAGAGACAATTTATACAAAGCAGGTATTAATCCTGTAGTTACATTCCCAGGACAAGGAACATTGTTGTTCGGAGATAAAACACTATTGTCAAGACCAAGTGCATTTGATCGTATAAATGTACGTAGATTGTTTATAGTGTTGGAAAAATCTATTTCAACAGCATCAAAATTCCAGTTGTTTGAATTCAACGATCCATTTACAAGAGCTCAATTTAAGAATCTTGTAGAACCATTCTTAAGAGATGTTCAAGGTCGTCGAGGCATTACAGACTTTAGAGTAGTGTGTGATGAAACAAACAACACTGCAGATATCGTAGATCGCAATGAATTCGTTGCAGACATTTACATCAAACCTGCAAGAGCAATCAACTTTATCCAGTTGAATTTTGTAGCTACAAGAACAGGCGTTTCCTTCGAAGAAGTCGGCGCTTAATAGGAGTATAGAAAAATGGCAATACCATTTAATGTAGAAAGATTTAAATCCGAACTTACCAATGGTGGGGCACGTCCCACTCAGTTTGCTGTTCAGTTGACATTCCCAAACTATGTCTCATCTAGAGCAGGTGCTGTAACGAAGTCTCCATTCTTGGTTACTGTTGCAGAATTGCCAGGGCAATCCTTAGGGGTTACCCCAGTATACTACCGCGGTAGATTAATTAAAATGGCAGGTGACAGAGAATTTGCTCCATTCCAAATAACAGTCCTAAACGATTCCGGATTTACTATTAGATCCGCTATCGAACAATGGATGAATGGTATAGAGAACATGGCTAATAAGACAGGTGCTTTACAGCCAGCTCAATATCAAACAGATATGTTTGTTTCTCAATTAGACCGCAACGGTGCGGTGTTGAAACAATATAAATTATTGGGAGCATTCCCAGTTGACCTTGGTGCAGTTGGATTAGATTTTGGATCTAACGATCAATTATCAACATTCTCAGTTACATTCCAATATCAAACTTTTGAATTTACGAATAATCCTGCAGCACAATTAATTGATTCATTGACAACTCTTGCTTAATTCTTATAGGTGATTTAAATTATGGCGATTAAACTATTTGGTTTTACCATTGGTAAAGATGAGGACTTAGAAATAGACAGAAAGCTACAAGGCTTTGCTACTCCTGTTTCTGACGACGGCGCATCCACGGTTCAGGCCGGTGGATATTTTGGTACATATGTTGATTTAGATGCTACAGCAAAATCTGAATATGAGTTAATTACTAGATACAGAGAAGCAGCATTATACTCTGACGCTTCCGCGGCAGTAGATGAAATTATAACTGAAGCAATTGCTGCATTAGATGACGAACCTTCGGTAGAAATTAATTTAGATAAACTAGATATACCGAACGATATTAAAGATACTATTGTATCAGAATTTGATAAAATTTATAGATTAATTAATTTTGATGATAAAGGATTAGATTATTTTAGACGCTGGTATATAGATGGTAGATTCTATATGCAAAAAATTATAGATACCTCTAATCCAAAAAGAGGTATTTTAGAAACGCTAATAATTGATCCGAGAAAAATTAAAAAAATTCGCGAGGTTAAAAAAGAAAAAGATAAGACTACGGGTGTAGAAATTATCAAATCCTCAGAAGACTATTTTCTATATAATGAAAAAGGGATTACTTATAATCCGGGATATACTTCGACTACTGCCAATTCAGGTCAGGGTATAAAAATTGCATTAGATGCGATAACATTTGTTCCGTCAGGTTTGATGGATTTAGATAAAAATGTAGTGTTAGGGCATCTACACAAGGCAATTAAGCCAGTAAATCAACTAAAGATGATGGAAGATGCTTTGGTGATTTATAGATTGGCAAGAGCGCCTGAGAGAAGAATATTTTATATTGATGTTGGAAATTTACCAAAGATAAAAGCTGAGCAATATTTAAAAGATATTATGGCTCGTTATCGTAACAAGATTGTATACGATTCCAGCACAGGCGAAATTAGAGACGATCGTAAAATGATGTCGATGCTTGAAGATTTCTGGTTACCTCGCAGAGAAGGTGGTAGAGGAACAGAAATTACTACATTGCCGGGTGGAGAAAATCTCGGACAAATTGAGGACATTAATTACTTTCAGACTAAGTTATATCAGGCATTAAATGTTCCTGTATCAAGAATGCAGCCTCAAACTGGCATTTATTTTGGTAGAGCAACAGAGATAACTAGAGATGAATTAAAATTTGCTAAGTTTGTTGGCAGACTTAGAAAGAAATTTAATGAGCTATTTCAAGATCTGTTAAGAACACAGTTGTTGTTAAAGGGTGTTGTTACAGAAAAAGATTGGAATCAAATTAAAGATGATATCCAATATAGATATGCTCAGGATCAGTATTTTGAAGAAATGAAAAATGCTGAGAATTTACGTAATAGAATAGATTTATTGGCGCAAATGCAACCTTTTGTAGGCGCATATTTTAGTCAGAACTACATCAAGAAAAATGTCTTGCGTATGTCTGATTATGATATACAGGATATGGATGCTCAGATTAAAGCTGAACCACCTCCTCCACAAATAGGTATGCCTGGTATGCCTCCTGGTCAATTACCACCGGGACAAGATCAGCAACAGCCGCCTCAGTAATCTATAAATAAATAATGCTAGCAAAGGAAACAAAAATGGAATCTACAGCAATACAACAAATGGTTGATAATATTATAGCAAATCGTCAAGCAGATGCTTTACAACATTTTAACGATGCTATTTCTGTTAAATTATCTGACGCATTAGATACAAAGAAAATAGAAATAGCATCATCTATCGGCAAAACGGAAGTTATCGAAGATGAAACAGTTTAATCAACTTAGAGAAGAAACTTTAGAAGAAAAATTAAAGGCGTCTGATCCTGCCGGAACATACATACACGATTTCGTGCATTCCGACAATCCTAAGTTTGCAGGCAAATCTAAAAAGAAACGAATTCAAATGGCGTTGGCTGCATCTTATGCTGCTAAAGGCAAATCTAGAAATGAAGACGTTGAATCTGTTGAAGAAGGTGCAATGGGCGATATGGTAGGTGGCGTAGTTGATGCCGCAAAAAAAGTTGCAGGTAAAGTTAGTAAAGCTTTAACCGGTGGTTCAGATGAGGATCAATTAAAGAACCTACGAAAGAGAATGGGCCTTCCTCCCACAAACAAGAAACCAACAGAATAAGAGAGATATTAAATGCCAGTAATTCGTACAGTCCTTAAAAAAGTAAGACAACAAGCGGTTGTTAAAATTGTAGGCGATCGTTCTGCGGGTACATCTGATGGAACAGCAAATATTGGACCGCTTGAATTAAAATTAACAGATGAAACTTTAGATCAACCTAACATACAAATGAATATTACTGGTATAATGTGGTCTGCTCCAGACGCATTTCCAATTGTAATTACCCGTAATAATTCTACAACGATGATATTAAATGGTAATGACAACTGGTCAACATCTCAAATGTTTGGGTTTGCAGATACCTCAAATAATAGTGCAAATATCTCGGTTACTTTGCCTGCAAATAGTATAATATATTTACACTTATCTAAGACTGCCGGGTTCATTGAACCAGATCAACAGACTAAGAAATAATTAGGAAACTATTATGAAGCTAATTAAAGAAGTTGCACAGGATTTAAACTATCTTGTAGAAGCGAAAGAAGGCGGCGGTAAAAATGTTTTTATCGAAGGCATCTTTGCGCAAGCAGAAACACCTAATAGAAACAAGCGTTCATATGGTCAAGGTATTATGGAACGTGAAGTTAATAACTATCAAAAGTTAATAGGCGAAAAGCGTTCGCTCGGAGAGCTTGGCCATCCGGAGAATCCTTCTATCAACCTCCATCAGGTTTCCCACCTAATAACTAGCCTTAGAATGGAAGGTAAAGATGTTATTGGTAGAGCAAAAATATTAGAAACTCCAATGGGAGTTATTGCAAAGAATTTAATAGAAAATGAAGTTCGTTTGGGCGTATCCACAAGAGGGTTAGGATCGCTTAAAATGAACTCCGAAGGTATCAATGAGGTGCAGGATGATTTTTATCTTGCAACTGTTGACATCGTTGCTGATCCTTCTGCTCCAGACGCCTTTGTGCAAGGAATTATGGAAAATGCAGAATGGATACTAGATAACGGTATCTGGAAAGCAATGGACGTTGAGATTGCACAAAGACAAATTAAGAAGACTTCTGCTAAGGATTTAGACGAAGTTAAGTTACAGATTTTTGAAAAATTTATTAATCAATTGTCTAGGTAACTAGAATTATAAATATTGATTGAGAATATTCATACATTTAGGAGACACTAATGTCAGTAGAAAGTAAAGTTAAGGAATTGCTAGAGCGTGTAAATGTTAAAGCTTCTTTACAAGAAGACCTAGGCCAACCGCGCCAGGGTGATTCCAAAGATGCCCCACACGCAGGACCTCAAGTTCCAACTAGCGGAAAAGATTCCACAATTAGCCCTGCCAACTCTGGCGATAGTTCGTCACCAAAGCAAGGCGATTCAAAGGAAGCAAGTTTTGAGACTCGCGATGAAAAAGACGAGAACCAAGGTGCAAAGGTTTCAGGCGGAATATCTAAAAATGATATCCAAATGAAAGCCCCCGTTGGTCAAGCTCCAAACTTCACAACAACAAAAGATCTATCTCAGATCCCTCAGAATACAGGAGTTGTATTCCAAGAAGGTACTGAGAAAAACGAAGAAGTTATTTCTGAAGAAGACTTAACTCAAGACGAGGAAGAAACATTGGTAGAACCAATTGACTTGTCTCCAATCTTCGGTGAAGAATTATCTGAAGAATTCAGAGAAAAAGCAACATCCATTTTTGAGGCAGCAGTTATTGCTCGCGTAAACAATGAAATGGAAAAAGTTGCTGCTTCATTAGAAGAAAGATATGCTGAAGAATTTGTAGCATATAAAGAAAGTATTGTAGAAAAAGTTGATGCTTATATGAATTATGTAGTTGAGAACTACATTGAAGAAAATAAATTGGCGATTGAAAATGGTCTTCGCACTGAGATTGCAGAAGATTTCATGTCAGGTCTAAAGGCGCTCTTCAAAGAACATTACGTTGAAGTGCCTGAAGAAAAATATGATGTACTAGGTGAATTACAAGCTAAGGTAACAGAGTTGGAAGAAAGCCTAAATGGCCATGTGGAAGACAATGTTGGCTTAAATGCAGAAGTAACAGATCTAAAGCGTAAACTTATTATTAAGGAAATGTCAAAAGATCTAGCAGATACTGAAGCAAGCAAACTAACAAAACTTTTAGAAGGTGTGGATTTTGATAACGAAGAAATCTACAAAGAAAAAGTTTCTGTTATTAAGGAAAATTATTTCCCCCGCGAAGATGCTGTTAAAAAGGCAGCTCCTCAGGCACTAACAGAAGACACAGGGACACAGGCAAACTTTACTGAAGGCAACGATGTTGTTTCAGCGTATGCAAGCGCCTTAACAAGAACAATCAAAAGACAATAACTTATAAATAAAATAAGTCATTTAAAAAGTCACAACAAGGAGACAGAAAATGTTTTTATCGGAAAATATCCAACAGAAATGGAGTGCGATTCTTGACCACCCAGATCTTCCTCAAATCAAAGACAATTACAAGCGTCAAGTAACTGCTGTATTGTTAGAGAACCAAGAAAAGTCTTTACGTGAAGAGCGTCAAGCACTTTTCGAAACAGCACCTACAAACAATATTAGCGCAACATCTGGTATTGATAAGTATGATCCTATTATGATTGGTCTAGTACGTCGTGCTATGCCTAACCTAATGGCATATGATATTTGCGGTGTACAACCAATGACTGGCCCAACAGGCTTGATCTTCGCAATGAGATCTATGTATGGTTCAGAGCGTAATAACACAACGACAAGAAAAGAAGCATTGTTCAACGAAGCAAATACTTCTTTCTCTAGCTCATTTACAAACGCTGAAGGTAACAACCCAGTATTTGGTACATACAATACTGCGAATGCTACAAACACAGGCGCAATGGAAGGTCAAGATACTTTCGGCGAAATGAGCTTCTCTATCGACAAGACAACAGTTACTGCTAAGTCAAGAGCATTGAAAGCAGAATATACTGTTGAATTGGCACAAGACTTGAAGGCAATTCACGGTCTTGACGCTGAAGCAGAGTTGTCAAACATCTTGTCACAAGAATTCATGTTTGAAATCAACCGCGAAGTTGTTCGTACAATCTACAAAGTTGCTAAGACTGGTTCTCCAGCAACAGCAACAGCTGGTACATTTGACTTAGACATTGACTCTAATGGACGTTGGTCTGTTGAACGTTTCAAAGGTCTATTGTTCAACATTGAACGTGATGC